TGAATTGACTAAATTAACGGCAGACATGGCATCATTTTACAATGAAAGCCAGGGAGATGTGGCAAAGCGGTTACAATCTGTCTTCACTGGTGAAACAGAACCGTTAAGAAGATACGGAATTGACCTTACAAATGCCACTTTGCAGGAATGGGCAAACAAAAAAGGAATTGATGCAAAAGTAAATTCCATGACGCAGGCACAGAAGACCATGCTTCGGTATGCGTATGTCATGGAAAATACATCAGCAGCGCAAGGGGATTTCGCCCGTACAAGCGGAAGTTGGGCGAATCAACTTAGAATGCTTGTTCAGCAGTTTGAACAATTAGGATCAGTAGTTGGTGGCACTTTGGTTAATGCATTTAAGCCTTTAATCACTGTATTGAACAACGTAATGCAAAAGGTTATCTCCTTTGCAAAAACGGTAGCAAATGCGCTTGGCGCTATTTTTGGATGGACAATTCAAATTGATTCTGGTGGTATGGCTAACGATTTCGAAGCGGCAGGAACAGCGGCAGAAGATATGGCTGATGGAACCGGAGATGCTGCTAAAAATGCAAAAAAGCTGAGTAAATATATTGCTGCATGGCATGAAGTCAACAATATGACTACAGATGATAGCAATAAAAAAGGATCTGGTTCTGGTGGCGGTGCTGGAGACTTAGGGGATTTATCTGGATACCAGGCAAATCTTGTAAAGACCGATGGTTTGCTTCAAAAGTATGAGAGCGAGATTGATACTCTCAGAAAACTTGGAAAATATATTGGTGATACTCTTTCTGATGCCATGGAAAGTATAAACTGGGAT